TAAAGTTACGGACCCGCGTGAGCGGGTTCACGATGCGGAAGCTGTTATGCGTAACTGTAAAATCCATTGAAACTTGTTTGTATTCCTGGTACCTCAGGCATACGGCAGTTTGTGTTTCGTGACCATTCGACTTCTATACATACTTGGCCTAGAATTGTATCTCCGTTGTATGTTGGGTTTACCACTACTATTAAATCTTTGGTTTTTCCTTTTACGGCTAATTTTGATGCCATTTTCGCAAAGGTTACTTTTCCTTTGTAGCCCCAGTAAGTGTAATTAATTTTGTCATTGATTTGAACTAGCACTCTGGTAGTTTTGATTAATTTCCAATATTTACCCCAGTTGGGTGCGTTTAATGGTGTGTTTCCTGTGAAGGTAACTATGTTTGGAGTCCATCCTGGAACTAGTGCTTGCGGTGGTTCTGTGTTTGCTAGACAATTTATCCATGAATTGTATGCTGTGCCGTGTAGCGGGTCTGTAATGTCAGTTTTTGCGACGCACTCGTAAATATCTATGTAAATTGGATGTCCGCCACCACCCACGTATACGCCTCGTGGTAGGTCTGAAGTATTCTTTAGTGAAATTGTGCATACTTGGCTGTTGACGTAACAGCATAGGTCATTTTGTGTAGCTGATCTGTCAAATACGTTGGTTACTCCGCCTGCGGTAGCTGCGCTTGGTTCTGTTATTAATGATGTTATCCATTGATATAATCCGCGGTCGGTTTCGTTATATATGCCTAGACGTAGGTCTCTGTTTCTGTTTGCTTGTAAGGTTGCTAGCGTCATTTGTCGCGTTGTACCTAGTATGCTACCTACAGGTTGTGCTGCTGAAGGTGCTTCTGTGTATGATTGAAGTGTGTCTGAATAATTTGTAGCGGCTTTGACGTTTTTTACAAATTTTGTCCACTTCTTTTTTCTAGCCGACATGCGCTTGCCGCTTTTTCGTTGGCTTGAATCTTTTTGGCGTGTAATGGTTCGTGATGAACCTCCGCCTTGTCGTGTCATTTTTGCTGTTTTAAGTTTTTTACTAATGTGACCTCTTAATTTTCCTCCTAGGTACGATCCGATTGCGTGACCTGTTGCGCCAGCACTAATTCCTGCGTAATGGTGTCTTTTTCTGGATACCATGTTGGATACTTAAATACTGTGCCACTCTCACAGGATTACATCATTGTTCCAATGTTATAAAAGGTGGGGGTATAGTATTACCCCCCACTTTGGATCACTATGAGCTTAGCTAAAAATTGGTCATTTACTATAAATAATTTCACACCTGATGAATTTACTTCCCTTACTAATTTGGCTACAAATGCTGCTGTACGTTATATTGTTTTTCAGCATGAGGAAGGTGCTGAGGGAACAAGCCATTTACAAGGTAAGAGGGCCGGTTAGTAACTAGTCGAAGAACCTGTCTAATCCGTCCTCTTAGGATATTGTCAGTTTACAGATAAAAAAAGAATTGCTGGAGTTAAGAGATTGCTGGGGTTGAGGGCGCATCTGGAAGCTTCCAGAGGGTCTCCTCAACAAAATAAGGAGTATTGTACTAAGGAGCCTAGACTCGGTGGTCCGTGGGAGTTTGGTGAAATGGGTGAGCAGGGTAAGCGGTGCGACATAAAGGCTTTTGTCGATGCAATGAAGGAGAAACTACTCTCTCCTGAGGAGGTTGAGGAGAAGTTTCCTTTGATAGCTGCTAAATATCCACGTTTTGAACAACGTATTAGAAATAGCGTGCGTCTCGCCGCCCAACCGAAGACGGTCCTGGTCCCCAGGGCCGGATGGCAAGCGGGTTTATTCCTGTTGCTCCAACTCCCGATCGTCCAGCGTAAAGCTAGATGGTATTATGAGGAAACTGGAGGGGCTGGAAAAAGCTATTTTGCAAGCCATTACAGACATGGAGACGGACAGCGAGGATACGTTGTCGATTCCGGAAAGCACGCTGACATCTGTCATGCGTATGCCTATGAACCTGTAGTTTTTTTTGATTGGCCTAGATCAAATGAGGATTTATTTCCGTATTCAATGATTGAGAAGTTTCACAATGGTAGACTCTTCTCTCCCAAATATGAATCACATTCTAAAGTATTTAGTCCCCCTCACACAATAATTTTCGCAAATTTTAAACCTGATCGCTCGAAACTTAGTGAAGATCGATGGGATGTACATGTTATTAATAATAATCCGTTATAAACTATCAACTGTCTACCCCATCGCGTTTAGCACCTATTAAAGTTACGGACCCGCGTGAGCGGGTTCACGATGCGGAAGCTGTTATGCGTAAC